CTCATACGACAGCGTTCCGCCTTCACAGTTTGCCAGGGTAAGCGGCCCGCCGCGATGCGTAAAGATGCCAGCGAGAAGATCGAGTTCCGGCAGCGTGTCACTACACTCATTGACGATCGTTCCGCCGTTCTGCGTGATTACCGTCGAGTTCATATCGACGCCGGGACCAAGAACAAGATCAACGTCGCTCGCCTGATTCGAGTCGAACGAAGTGCTGATGTTTGCAACGTCGCAAATCTCGCCAGCAATGACAGCGCAACCGACCGAACCCTTCGTGATCGTTAGCGTGTTCGACGAATTCGTTCCGATGAACGTAAATGTCGGCGTGTCGGTTGCTTCCGGCGTCGCGGTGTCCGTGACGTTGACCGCGACTTGGCCGGAACCGAAGTCGAAGAACAGGCGACTCGAACCCGTTCCGTCACCGCCTCCGACATTGACGTTGCAGGTCGATCCCGTCGTATGCATCTTGCAATATCGCTCGCGATATTCGGGGTACGGAGTCCCGTCGACATTCACGAGCGGAAGACCGATCTTTCCGGTGTATCCCTTCTCGATCGTAATCGAATTGAACTGAATCGCCGCGAATGCGTCGAGCCCATAGAGAACATCGACGAAGCCGTCGTCCCAGACAACGTCGTCAGCGCCGGTCGGAGCCGAGCCGGTGTCCCAGTTGTTATCGGAGTCGAGTTGATGCGGACCGTCAGCGTTCACGGTAGTCGCATCGGCGACCGTTCCAGCCGTCGAGACCTTCGTCGTCGCAACAGTGAACGGCTTTCCGACGGTCGAATCAGCCACGAGGGTAACGACGCCAGCAGACGAATCGGCGGTCACTTCGGCGAACTCAGGAACGTTGTCGCCGGTTTCGCTTGCCGAGTAGCCTGTCTGCGACTGCGCGGTGCCGTTCCACATTTCTTTGATGCCAAGAGCAACAGCAGTTACAGCGACGTCGGTTCCGACTGTGAGAGTCAACGCCTTGCCGTTCATTGTGACCGTTACCGTATCGGCAGCAACCCACGTTCCCGCGATCGTGATCGTCGATTCTTGCTTAACCGGGATCGCCTTTCCTTCCCATCGAACAGTACCCATAGCAAAATCTCCTAGCGTTGATTGGGCTGCGGTTTCGGATCGCCGCCGAGCAAAGTAAACGAATATGACCAGTTCACCCCGTAGTCTTGGAAGATTCCCGAATCTCGATTCGGCGAAGTCGCCGAGTTGGTTCGTTGTTCATAGTCTTCGTCTGACGGATACAAAGGCGCGGGCGGTGCCGGTGCCGAAAACCTACCGATCGCGTTGCCTGCCTGCGTAATGAAGATCGGTGTCTTCTGTGCGATGATCTGACGTCGCGGGTTCCCCTGCTGAAGAACGCCGGTATGACGACGGGGCCCGCCCGTTCCCCGAACCGTTACCGTCTCCGAAAATTGAACGATATCGTCGACGCCTTGAAGAACCTTTCGAACGGTCATGGTCGCCGCGAACGATCGCCCGGTCGCGTATTCCGCGTTATTCGAGTTTGTCCATTGAAACGAAGTCTCGATCCCCCTGAAGGTTCCGTCGGCGGTCAGCAAGTGCGGCGTCGCCGATCCGTTGTCGTGATAGAGCCCGCTGCTCTGCGCTGGCAACCTATAGGCGTTCTGAACCTGCTTGATCTTGTTGTTCAGCGACGACTGAGAACTTCCCTTGACGAACCCATTCATAGCAATAGTCTCGACGCGAACGGCTCGATTGCCACGGATATATTCATAGTTCCAACTGTGAGTAGACAGCAGAACCGTATTATCGTCTGCCGGTATGAGCCGTGTCGGTAGAACATTACTGATTCGCCTGAAGTTGTTCGAGCCGTTGCTCGGCTCGCTTGATATCCTTCGCGTTCTTCTCAAGAAAGTCGATCATCGCTCCGACAGATTTGTTCATCCTGCCGAGAAGCTCGTCTTCTTTTTCTCCGATCTCCTTCAGCCGGTCGTCGATCGAGCCAAGCTCGCGAACCTTTTCTTCGGCAGCCTTGATCGCCTCTTGAGCCTGATTCGCTTCTTCGCCTTGATTGAAGTCGTCGCCGCCGAGAGCCGCGAACCGGGCTCGCCCGCCTGCTCTCGCGTTGATCGCGTCACGCGAAGCCCGCGTCGCTTCGTCGACGTTCTCGCGACCGAGCTTCGATTCGGCGAACTCGATCTCTTCTTTATTGAGCTTGACGCCTTCTTTGATCTTCTCGTTTATCTTGTCAAGCTCGGCGAGTTCTTCTTCGCCGAGCATACCGATTCGATCGTCGATCGACTGAAGTCGGTTCTTCTCTTCGGCGACTTGGTCTTTCAGCGTTTGAAGCGTTTCCTTCTCAAGCTCCAACTCCTTCCGCTTCTCTTCATAGAGCCGTTTGTTCGTGTCGACTTGCTCGTTTACGCGGGCAAGGTTTTCGTCGATTAGCTCGCCTTGCAAGCGATGAACTTCGGCTTCACGCTGAGCGAGAAGAATGTTGTTTCGACGACGGGTTCCGACGTTGCCTTCGGCCGATTGAGCTTCGACTCGCTTCTTGAAGTCCTGCCACATTCGGGCCTGCTTGTTAAACTCTTCGATGTTCTCCTTATTGCGATCGTTGCGAGCCTTGTTGATCTCGCCTTCCGAAGCGCCCATTCGTTTCATTAGTTCGATTCGACGCTCGAACGCATTCTCGTTCGCATCGTTCACGGCTCGTTCGAGATCGATAACGGCTTTACGCTGATCGACGATCGCCCGCGTTGCCGCCTTCGTCTCTTCGCTGAGTTCCTCTTCTTCGTCCGACCATGCACTGAATAGTGCAATGATTCCGACGACGACAGCACCGATCGCCGCAATAGCGATTCCGATCGGACCCATTGCGATATTAAGAGCGGTCATTGCTGTCGACGCGACGCCCGCCGTTGTGGCGATACCGACATTCGCCGTCGCCTGCGCCCCGCCCGCGACAGCGGCTTGGCCTTCGGCGATCGCGAGCTTCTGAGTCGAAGCAGCCTGAACCGTGTTCGCTGCCGTAGCGACGGCGCTGCTCGCGGCAGTAGCACCGCGAAGGGCTCGCATTCCCTCAACGAGACCAACGACGACGTCAGTCGAGCCCTTGAACAGATCGAACGCACCTTGAACGGCTGCGACTGCCTGAAGCATTTCTTGCGCCGATTCTTCGCTTGAAGCGAACAGCAAGACCATGCCCCGCGCAGTCGTGAACGCTCCGTCACCGACTTTCTTGAACGCTTCGGCCGACTTGATATTGTTGTCGATCAACTCCGTTTTCGCATCGTTGAGGTCGATCTCGGCTTCTTCTAGCTCTGCTGTCGCCTTGGCAAGCTGCTCGACCGAGTCGGCGGCTTCTTCGGAAGACTTCTGAAGTTCTTCGGTATCGCTGGCAACCTCCTTGATCGACGCACCCGCTTCGTCAAGAGCGTCGCCCGCTCGTTTCACGCTTTCGGAAACACTCTCAGAGATTACGTCTTCGAAGTTTGCCTTCGCCTCTTCGGCGATCGCCTTCGCCGACGCGCTGAATTCGTCAGCCGAGATTTGCGGCAGAACCGGAGCTTCGAACTCGATCTTGCTCTTGATGACGATTTGTCGAATCGTTTCGCTCATTGTCCGCGATCATCGCCTTATAAGATTCTGCGAGTTCTTTGTAATGGTCAACCACTTCAAGCAGGTCGGCCGTTATCTTCGCTAGGTCTGAATAGTTCTTCTGTAGTTTTGCGAACAACGCCGGGCTCGATACTTCGGGATGAATCGACCGAACCCGACGTTCTGAATTCTTGACGGATTCAATTTGTTGTTCGCGAGTTCTCATTTTGCTAGTCGGACCGCCCGCAATATAGCCGCTGTCATTTTCGATTCGCTAGACGAATCCTCGACGCGACGAATTATCGCGGCGTTCCTTCTTACAATCGCGTCGCGAGGGAAGTCGTTGACCGCTTTACATTCAAGGTAATGCACAAAGGCTAACCAGTTTTGTTCAGTCAGTTCGATTCCAGCATTCGGCGACACTTTCGGGCAACGGTCAGGCGAAATCCGGCAAGGCACAATCGCGCCGGGCGGTCGTGGTAGCGGTTCGCCGTTCGGAGCCTTGTAAACAGTCCCTTTCTCGTGATCGTACCAGTCTCTTTGGCAATCGACGCACGACCTGAACGCAACGTTCGGAGCGTTGAGGACTAGGCCGACGCCGGTTCTGAGTTTTTTTCCGGTGTCACTTCTTCGATCGGGTCATCTTCACCCGAAAGAATTCGTTCAACTTCGTCGTCGATCGCCGACGGGGTTTCGCTCGGCGAGTCGTCTGGCCGTTCGTCACCTCCTTCATTACCCATTACGATCTGGAACATCCTATGAGACAGCTTCGGCGGCAAGTGCGACGCCGCGTGCGTCGAAACGGTGATCTCGTTTCCGGCTGAATCGCGAATGTTGTCCCAGTCTTTCACGTACTCAGCGATCGACCGTGCTGCAATATCTTCGGCTTCGGCGGCTTTCTTCTTGCCGATCGCTTCGAAGATGCCCGCCCGCTGCCTTGGCAACGCCGGTCGATACTTGATTTCGCATTCGTCGTGAACGCCGGGGACGGCCGCGATATAAGCCGTCAGCGTGTAGCCGTCATCGATGTAATTTAGAACCTTGGTCATTGTTTAACCGTCTGCGTTTGTAACCACGAGTTCGGCAGTCGCCGCGTCGGGCTTCCGTGCCGTGAACGTGATAGGAAGCGTTACTTCGCCCCGACCGCCGCCGCCCGGCGTGTCCAAGGCATCCATTTGCAACGCTCCAAAAGTAAACGTCAGCGCATCGGCGGGAGAAGTGCCACGAGTGAAGACGGCAGAGCCCGAAGTCCCTTCGACGTCGTCTTGCAAAAAGTTCGTGTTCTCCGTGTTCGTGAACGGTGTCGTCACGGCTACAGTTACGATCCGATCAGTCTCTTGGATCGAGGTCGCATCTTGGTCGCCGCTCGCGTGCTTCACTTCGAGAGCGTTGTCGATGACGATCGAACAATCGTAAGCCTTCTGACTTCCGCCGCCGAGCGTCAAAGCGAGATCGTGGAACATCCACGGTTGATAGGCTGCCGCCGTATCGGCGAGAGCCAGAGCCGACAATGTCGGGTATGCCTGACCAAGATTCTCAGTCTTTGCCAGGATATCGACCGTCAGCTTCAAAGGTTCGTTCGCGGTGCATTGGAACGTCGCTTTGTTCACCTTGCAGTCGGTATATTCGAAGTACTCATTGGCAACGCCGCCGAGCTTGTCGACCAGCAAGGCAAACCAGGGCAGCGTTTCGCCGAGAGCGAACGTGTCGGTCGACTCTTCTTCGCCAAGGATCAGCGGCAGCCAGATATCGAGATCGTCTTTCGTCGGATAGAACGTGATCGAACCGCCGACGACGTTAATCCCTTCCCGCGTCGAGTCGACGAAGTGCGATCGCGTGCCCCGACTGGTCGCCTTCGAGACGACCGATCGAGTCTTCTTCATAGACTCCGACTCATAGGCGAAGATTCCGTCTGACGTATCGTCCCAAGTGCGAGCGCCGCCTTCGGAAATACGGTCGAGCAAGAACGGTTTCAGTTGCGAAGATTGAGTCGTTGCAGTCATTTTCGACGCTCCTATTTAGTTAGCTGATCGACGATCTGATCGGCTATTGCGTTTGTCAGTTGGGCAACGCTTTCTTGAGTTGTTCCAACGTGCTGACGTTGCGGGTTGTGTCCCTTGCCTTCTTGATGCCAATGGGCTTTCTCGTCAGACGTTCCGAACGTGAATCCTTGATTCTGCCCCTCTTGAATGATGTCACTAATGTTGTCCGTGTGCGACGCGCTCGTAAGCGACGCCGCTAGATCGCCGTGTTCGACCAGAATGATTCCGTGACCTTTCTTCTTGATCGTGATCGGCGATAGCGGCTGCCAACTCTTACCGTTCGGGTCTGACTGTGATTCAAAAAATGATTCGTGAAGCTTCAGCAAGCTCGCGAGATAGTCTTCGAACGTCGGTCGAAGGTCAATCATTCCGTCGCGGGCAAGCCACTGATCGACCACGCTATCGACCTCACCCATTAAGGCGTCGACGACCTGAGAGCCAGCGTCTTTGCCTTCTTGAAAGTCGATCGTTCGAGGTCGAGCTTCGGCCATTAGTTCGTGATTCGATTTTCCCTTGCGTGAAACTCTAACGTGATCGCACTAATCCAAATACCACGCTTCCGCCATTGGGCAACGTCGAGAACCGTGTTCGGTCGCGCGAGACAGGTCTGAACGTTGTCGACGCCGGGAAGGCGTTGCATGTGAAACCGCTTGATAACATTTCCCCGCCAACGCATTCGCTCGCGGAACTCGTGCGTCTGGTCATTTAGTCCGTGCCTGCCTTCGTTCCGTGACTCGCCGTCATTCGCAAAGAACGCGACGCCGACAGGGTACGCGATCGCGTTCGTTTGATTTGTGCTGCCGGGAACATCCATGATCTCAGGACCGATCGGGGCAACAATGACGCCGGGCATTGCGGGAAAGATAGTCTCCTCGTGGTCAGTGAGAGCCTTATGAACAATCACCGACGACGGAGCTATTAGCGGAAGGTTGAGATTAACGATCTCCCGCTTCGTTGCTTCAAGGCAATCGTAAAAGGTAACGTCTGACACACTAGGTCGATCCTTCAATCGCAATCTCGAAAGTCGTATCGCCGTCGTCGACTTCGATCTCGTTTAATTCTTTCCGTATTGCAGCCGCTTCGTCGTAAAGGGTTTTCTTCGTTTCCCAGGTCGCCGAGCCCTTTATTCTCTTGATCTCGCGACCAATGTCGGCAAGCCTCGACTTCAGGTTGTCGATATATTCGTCGTGATCGTAAGTCGTCATTGATCGCTATCGCCTTCGATTTCCGATCGGAGATTAGTCTTCGGTCACGACGTAATGAAAATTCGCGGATTGATACTGCGGGATTCGCTTCGCCAAAATGAACCGGCGAATCGCTTCGGCGCTGTCGGGACAATCGATGATTCGGAGCTTGCGACGAAGACCGTTCGGAGCCTTGGCGTTGCTTACGTGAACGTAGAACGTCTTGCAGTTTTCGAGCTTCTTGCCGACGCCTGCGTTCGACGCTGCCGCCTCTTGCTTCGTCTTCGCTTCGGCTTCGCCTTCAGCCGGTTCAACCGGGGGCCGCTCCTGTTCAGGAACGTCGTCTTCGAACTGATCGACAGCGGCTTCGTCGTCGTCGATCAACTTGTCGTCGTCGATCAACTTGCCGTCGGCGGCGGGCTTGCTGTCGCTGATCGGCGTTGTCGTTTTCGTCGTCTTTGCCATTTTCGAATTCTCCTAATGAATGACGCTGGTCGCAGGGTTCTCGTTAGTCGCTTGAGTCTCACTAGGTCGCCGCTGACGGCTCGAAAGCCGCCAACGGCTAGCGACCAAGCGAGACTTCGGGGTTAGGTTGTTCCGGTACTCTTGTAGACGTACCGTGGTTCTTCGACTGCGGTCGTTCCCATTTCGGAAACCTTGAACCGCGAGACGATATCGTTTCGGAACTCGGCTTCGCTGTTCGCCGGTGCCTGTTCGGTCGTGATCGGCCAAACAGTGTAGTAAGCGAACGCCTTCTTGAAGTCGCCGTAATACCACCCGGTATCACTCGACGTCTTTACCTTGACGTAAGGCGAAGTGAGCATTTGAATGTTTTGCTCAAGCGATTTGCCGGCGAGAGTCACGGTCGTTCCGCTCGTCTCGCGAACTTCCGTCGCGTTCAGCATACGGAACGCCTCGCGACGCAACGCTTGCGGAACGAGCAACTGAGGTCGCGACACGACGATCGGTTCGCCCGTATTCGGATCGACGATCGCGTTCAAGATTTGATCGGCGACCTCGATATCGGTTTCGTCGTTCAACGCATTGTCGTTGAGGTTGTCGAAATCGTGCGGGGCCGAGCCGCTGTCAGCATACGTCGCGGTTGCGACGGAACCGTTGCGGCTGTAAATCGTATCGAGACCGAGGATCGTGTGAAGAATGCGCTTCTCTTTGTTCAGAGCAAGCGACTCCGAAACGGCCGAAGCTCGCTGAATCACGAGACCAGTCTTGTCGCCGATAATTGCCTCTTTGGTGATCGGGACGATGAAACCACGCTTCCGCTTCTTCGGAACCGTGATGTATTCTTCCGACACGCCAGCCAGCGGATATGATTCACCTTCGTCGACGACGCCGAACGTCTCGGCCATGTCGCCGAGACCGCTGATGCCGGGAATTAACTCCTGATCGAGCATATCCGTCGTTTTCTCAGTAACGAGTTCGCTACCAATGAACTGCGGTTGCTCCCAAGCTTCGAGAACAGCAGCGAAAACCAGTTGCCCGGTAATGTTGCTGAAGTCGGTCGTCTGAATCGAGTTCGGACCTTCGAGCAGGGCTTGAGCCGACTCAGGCGTTCCCGGTCGCCACGATTCGAGAATCGCTCGACCGTCGGGAACGACGGCTTCGAAGATTCGGCGAATCGATGCTCGACCGATCTCCTTCAAGTCGGGTCGCTGACTTGGGTCTTGAATCGCTTCGTACAAGTCGACGTAAAAACGATTCGGGGCATACGGATCAGAAGACCGAGCCTGATCTCGTTTCGCGGCTTCGAGAAGCCGACTCATTTCTCGAACGTTATGGAACATGGCTGATCTCCGTTTTGAGTGTCGCCGAATCGTGGCGGCTAGTTCGTCCTGTAAAAGTTTGTCCGCTGGTTAGCGAGTCTGGCCCGCTCGCAGGTAATCGATCTTGAGAACCTCAGCGTTCGCGGTCGAAGTCTTGACCAGCGCCCCGAAGTCCATTTCGGTTGCCGTGCCGATCGTGATCGTGTGTTCGATCTTCTTGCCGTTGGCATCGACAAGTTGAGCGCCGTCGACTTTCGCCGTCACAGAAAGGTCGCCAGCGGTCGACGAAGTGTTCGTCTTGTGCTGAACGATCAGCTCGACCTCTTGATAGGTCGCAGCGTCAAGATCGACTTCGAGATCGGATTCGGTTGTCGTCGCCGTTCCGCCGTTGATCTGCGTCACGAGCGACCACTTGTCCGAGCCAGCGAGCTTGTAAAGACCAACGCCGTCAGCGTTGATCGCCAAAGCGTTCGCGTCGTTGATCGGAACGTCGGAAGCGAGAGCGTCGCCCCAACCGAACCAGAGATTCGCATCGGCGTTCGGATTGTCGATTTCCTCGAAGCAAATACGCCCCTTGGCGTGCATCGAGCGATTGACCGCGAGCTTGAACAGCTCGTGAGTCGTTACGATGCCCGCCGCCATATCGTCGGCGGCTTGCGTCGTGCAAGTCAAAATACCGTTCTCGCCATCGCCGACGGCTACCGTTCCAGTTCCGTCGGCAATCGCGGTCCAAAGGTCCGCGTCGACCTGCGAAGTGAAGTCGTCAAAGATTTCGAATTCTCGGCTGACGTATCCGAGATCGGCGGTTTCGTGAATGACGGTCATGGTTTCGTTCTCCGTTTTTGAGCGTCAGCGTTTTCGCTGCTCGTTTCTTTCGTTGGTTCGGCGGTTAAGCTACGATGTTTTCTTGAAGAAGCCCTTCGAGAGCGAGTCGTAATCGTCTTCGCTCGAAAATCCGTGAGACTCCATCAAGCGAGCCGCGCCCGTCGACAGGGGCCGGGTTCCGCGAGTATGCCCGCCCTTGCCCCGGCTGCCGCCGAGCCAAGATTCAATCAGGGTCTTGCGTTCGTCGTTGCTTTCGCAGCGAGACAAATGCTTCAGACGGAAGTCATTCGCTTCGAGACCGACCGACTCAAGAAGCTCGGTCATATCGCGACGCTGCTCGCGAGCGGCCATCGACGAAACTGCTTCTCGCAGTTCTTCGAAGCTCGCGTCTTTCTTCGGAGTTCGATTCGACTCAGGAACGTTCGTCGGCTCCGTGTCGTCGCCGCCTTCACCGCCGCCCGCGATGTCTTCGGGAACGTCGCCGCTGCCGAGCAGCTTCTCTTGAGACTTGAGAATTTCCTTGATCTTGGCGAGCGTCGCTTTCGCGTCGAGAGCATCGTCGTCGAATGCGGCGATGACCATTTCGCGGAACGCTGCCTTGACCTTGTCTTCGTTCGAAGATTCTTCGGGAACCTCGACCGGGGCTTCGGCGGCTGCGACGCCCATTTCGCTTTCAATCAAGGCGACGACGTTCTTCCCCTTGTTGCCAGGGAAGCAAGATTCAAAGATCGCTCGAACGGTGGTCTTCATCGTTTCGTTCTCCGTGTTATGGCTTTCGAATAAGCCTTCGGTGGTTGCTGGTTTATCGACAACGTCGACGCCGCGAACAATGCCGACTGACTCGACGATGCCGCTACCGGATTCGTAGCGAACTTTTCCGTCGGCGTTCTGAGATAGCCCGAACTGATTCGGGAACCGTTCGGCGAGTTCAAGAAGGTGCGGCGTGTCGCGATGCTCCTTCACGTAATGGATATCGCCGAAGACGCCTTCGCTTTCGAGAACGGGGTTTCTGATTTCGCCCCAAGTATCTTGAACCGCTCGTTCTTCGTTCGGATTGTGTTCGCTTGGGTGATTGATGCGAACCTTCGCCCCGTCGTACAGATTCGCGGCTTCACGCAATGCCTTTTGCGTATAAGTGCGATTGTTCTTGCTCTCAGCGCCGAGAATCTTGACGCGGCGAATTATGCCCGCGTCGCGATCGATAGTCGCGCCGACAGCGTTGGAACGTTCAAGCAGATTGATCGTTTGCGTTTGACTCATGGCGGTGGAATTTGCCAGAAAGCCAAGAAGTCTGCAACCCTTATAACGTCGTTATAGTTTTCCGACCGGATCGCCCGGCCTCGCGGGGAACGGCTTCGTCGTGTCGCCACGTTGCTGTGCCTGCTTGAGTAGCTTCTTGAATCGCACCTTGTCGTCTCGACTCAACTTCTCATTCTCGTAGCTTATCCAGCAGCGACACGGTGCGTCGATCGGGTAAGAGCCCGGCGAATGCGCTGGCGGTCCGTTGGGAAACTGTTGCGACCAGACTCGCCGAAAGGTTCCGTGAAGCGGCGCGCAGACCGGGCAAACCCGTTCGTCGTTTTCGGTGAACCACATATCGGCTTCAGAGAATCCGACGGTCTGCTGAATCGCGAACTCGCTCCCTGCTGAAGCCGCTTGCGTTGTTCCCGTCGTTGCCACTCGATTAGCTCGATCAGGGCCGAAAGCATCGATCGTCGCACTTCGAATCTCCTTCTTCAGAACCTTCGGCGTCTTCTCACGAGCCGCCTTTTCGAGAGTCGCTTTCGCGTCGTTGATCTCACGACGAAGACGTTCCGCCTTCACGCCGTCGTCGGCTGACTTCTGATCGGCCAGCGTCGCCCGTAGCTTTTCCTGAGTTCGAGCGATCCGAGATTGAGCCCGCTCGACGCGACGCTGATTCTGCCGACGCTTGTTCGCGATCTTCTTCGAAGTGCGTTCGGCGAACGCCCGCAACTTGCGAGCAGACTCGCGGCGGTGAATGCGGGCGATCTGCGCCGCTCTCTGAGTCCCGTAGGTCTGAGCTTGTCGCTGAGAATCCGAAGCGTTGCCGCCGTGCTGCGTCGACGACGCGATGAAGATCAAGATCAGCATCGACGCGACTAGCTCGCTCGTTTCATCTTCGACACGTTGCCAGAACGCTTCTGGAACGCTGTCGATATTCGGCGGATTACCGAGCAACGATTCGAGTTCTTTGCGATGCCGCGAATTCAGACGCGACAGCTTGTTCGCGAACGTTGCTTCGACTCGACCTCTGTCGATCAAAGCTGCCATAGCGTTCCTTGCGTCATGCCTTCGACGGAATCACCGAAGAGACGGTTCGTCAGTTCGACCGCCTCTTCGACCGAGTCGCAGGATTCCATTGCGCCAGCCAGTGAGCCAGCTTGGCCGGGGCCGATCGAAACGGGTTCGTCAGTCTTCAGGGCTTGCTCGGCTTCGAAGTCATCGCCGAGCCCGCCGAATACCGTGTGCTTACTGTAGCCCATTGCGAGCTTAGCCTGAGCGATCTGAACTTGCGACAACGGATCGCGTTGCTCAACTTCGGGCGGCGTGACGTTGATCGTCACGAGCCGACGCAATGGAACGGCGGAACTCACACTTGAGAACCAACCAGCGAGCCGAGCGTATTCAACGACCGCCCACATGATTTCACGGAAGTTCCGAGCGAAGAACTGTTGCTCTTGCTGAGCGAACTTCACGAACGGCGTTCCGGCTTCTTTGATCGACGCATAGTTGCCGTTCGA